ATGACTCGTTTGATTGAGATGCTCCGCGAAATTGGGCTTCTTGCCGGCATGGGCTGCGCTGTCGGTTTGGGTGCCGGCGCATTTGTCGGTTACTGGTCTGGCGCTGGCATTGCCCAGAGCATTGACCGTCAAATCGAGCGCGACGAAGCCATCCAACAGCAGTGCATAGATGGCAACGACAACGCTTGCCGAGTGATGGAGTTGCGCAAGTGAGCCGCCCTACTGACACCGAACGCGGTGCACGTATTGCGCTTGAATCCGTTGAATCCAAGCTAATTCAGCGCGAGCTATTTCCGACCAGGCGCACGCCGCCATTGAAATTCTGGCGCGAAATAAAGCAGATCGCTGCCGATCACCTGGCCGAATGCAAGGCAATGCGTGAGGCCCGCGCATGAGCGATAGCGACCTGAAATTCTGGCAGTTGATCGAAAAGAAGAAGCAAGCAACGACCGACGACGAACGCGCCGAGCTAGACCGACTGATAGAGGAACGCATCAGGTGGGTTGGCTCGGGGCAGGGCGATGAGCCATGACGACGCAGCCGACCAGGCTAGCCCATTACCCGAACAGCCCTTGCTATCACTGCGGGGGCAGCTTCCAGACGCTCAACGCGACGGATGCGACCTTGATGTGCTGCACCAGTTGCGGGCTGTTGATTACCAAGCGCAAGGCTATGCAGAGCTTCTCCAACGCATCCCGTGGCAACAGTTTTGGACGCTCACATTTCGGCTCAATAAAACCGGTCGAAACGGTGGCGTCCATGCCGAAGCAGCAGACAAAGCTTTCCGTTTCTTCGTCAGCAACATCAATCGCGAAATCTACGGCCGGGCATGGGCCAAACGTCCGCACAGAGGCATCCAGTGGGCGCGCGGCCAAGAGTTCCACCGCGACGGCCGATTGCACTTCCACGCCGTTGCAGCTGCGGCTGATGACGATTTAAACCGGTTGATGAATCGGTATCAGTGGCACGAGTTCTGGTACCGCGAATTTGGACGCAATCAGATCGAAGCACCACGCAGCCAGGCGGATATCACCGGCTACGTGTCGAAGTACGTAACAAAGGGCGGTGAGGTCGATTTCAGCAAGAACTTTGGTGCGTGGTTGCCGCCGCCAATCGACTACACCGCACGACCCGCGCAAGACGGCCTGATCCCGGCCTAGACCAGCACCACAGAGGATCACCGGGCGGCAGGTGGCGAGCCCCGCGCAACGGGACAACAAGCGCTTCTCTCACGCTCTCCCACGGGGGGGTAGGGGGGACATAGCTTGACCCCACAGTACCGCCCGAAATTTGCAGCAACCCATCCGAAGCCAATCAATCAAACGAAGAGAACGAAGCCATGTCGAACGCACCGAAAGTCACGATCACCAGCGCTGTCGAGACCCGCACTGTCACCACGTCGAAGGGAATGCAGAAGCCGATTTATAGCCAGCGTGCCACGCTCGAAACCGAACAGATGCGCATCCAGATCGAAGTCGAATGCGATGGTCTCGATAAGGGCTATCCGGTTGGTGCTGTCAAAGAATGGGATTTGGTCACCGATCTGGTACCTGGCCGCTTCGGGGTCGAATTGGCCCGCCGCATGACGTTGATCGATCCGCAGGCCAGCAAGCCTGCCCAGCGCCAGGCAGCGTAATTCATGGCTACGCCGGAGCCGCTCTACGTTGTTGGTTGTGCTGCGCAAAACATGCAGCAGGACGGCACGTGCACGGTTCCGGTGTGGATGCCGTACCACCAGCCAGTTCTTCCGCCCCTGGATCTGGCCGATGGAACCATTGTCGCGTTTGCCATCATTTCGATGTGGGCGATAGGGGTTAAAGCGCGTCTCGTATTTCGCGCGGCGCGTGTAGGGGTCTACTGAAATGGAGAGAGTTATGAAGAACGTTGTTAATGCAGCACGTCGTTTCGCATCGTCCACCGGTGCCAAGGTCACTGCCGGCGCTTCCAGCTTGGTCGCCTCTGGTGCTGCGTTCGCCAGTGGCAGTGGCTCGCCCGGCGCTGCCATTGCCGGCGAGTTGTCCGGCGGCAAGACCGATATGGGCCTGGTCATCGCCGCCTGCGCCATCCTCATTGGTGTCGCCATCGTGTGGGCATATATCAAGCGCGTGAAGTAAGCGCTTGCTTGTGTTGGATCGCCAGGGGCGCGCGGCAACGTTCGCCCCTTTTTTCTAGGTGAAAGGGGGAGTCATGGGCTACTTCGTACTGATTGGATTTCTCGGTTGCGCGTGGCTCGCGTTCGAGGGGTTGTGATGCGTTTGCTCGCACGGGTATTCGCATCTGCAATTGTGCGTCGCTGCGCGTATCTACTCGTTGCGCTAATCGCAGCATGGTGTGGCGTTGGACGTGCTGACGCGAAGGATTACGAGGATCAGGGTGCAGCCTATTCCGGTTGTATGGCTGATGCTCGGGGTCTACTGCTGCGCTGGGTGGCAAGTCGCAGGGCAGTTGTGCGCTTGAAACAGAAGGTTTGTACAAGTGCTATGCGTATCAATTGTGGAATGGTAATCAGGAGGTGCTTACGCTCTGTGGTGCCGCTCCGGGATTTGAGACGTCCCACCGATATGTCTTGTCCTGTGCATCTAAGCCGTCTGCGATCACGCAGTTTCAGCCGATGAATGGATCTAGCCAGTGCTGGAACGGCTGCGAAGTCAAGTATCGGCAGAACGGTGACGATGAAACCAGCACGCGCAGCACTACGGGGGCTGTTTGCGATCCGGATTACAAGAAGAAATGCCCAGCTGGTTCGTTTTGGAACGGCTACATGGGTGTGTGTCAGCCAATTGACCCAAGTTGCCCTGAAGGCCAGGTCAAGCAAGACGGCGTTTGTAAGCCCGAGAATAAATGCCCTCAAGGCATGGTCGCGGTGCAAGCATCAACGCCTGGTGCGGTGGCTCAAGGAGCGTTGTATTGCGCGCCTGAAAAAGAGGAATGTCCGCCAGGCACGATCATGTCGCCTGCTGGCAAATGTCTGCCAGGCGAGGGCCAGTGCGCCAAGGGAGAGGCTCCGGGCAAAGATGGCACTTGCAAAAAAGATGCCGATGGTGACGGGGAGGGCGATGAGGAAGGTGATGGCGAAGGCGAGGGCGGTGAAGGCAAGAAGGATGAGGCATCAGGCGGCGAAAGCTGTGAAACGCCTCCTTCTTGTAGCGGCAGCGCAATCCAATGCATACAGGTCAAAATTCAGTGGCGCATTGATTGCAACACGCGACGAGCACAGAACATCAGCGGTGGCACTTGTGATGCTGTGCCCGTATGCACGGGCAAGGCCTGCGATGCGATGGAATACGCTCAGTTGATGCAGCAGTGGCGCTCAACGTGTGCACTCGAAAAGCTTGCCAAGGGCACTAACGCAAGCGGCAATTCAACTGACAAGAATGGCAACGGTGTTGCCGATGCGCTTGAGGGTAGTGGCAATGTCACTGACCCAGGTGACGGAAAATCTGATGTTGATGGCGCAAAGCGCTTCGGTCTCGGCGTTTCAACATCGAAGCTAGATACGGAAAATATCTTTGGCAATTCTTCGTGTCCGCAGCCTCCTAGCTTCACCATTAGAGGCACCACGATCAATGGCGCTGATTTTCCATATTTCTGTCAGGCCGCTGCGATCTTGCGCGCCCTGATTCTTATGTATGGCGCATATCTGGCAATCCGAATTTTAATGGGCTGGGGGTTCTGACATGGGCATGGTTTGGGAGTGGATTACTAAGGGTGTTTGGTTCCTTTTGGGTAAGCTAAAGGATGTTGCAGCCGGCATCGTTGGCAAGATCCTGGGAACGTTCGGCCTGACGTTGGTGTCATTTGAGGCTGTCTTGCCAAGGTTGAAAGAGTTCATCACCACCAACATCTCCGGCCTTGATGGTCCTGCAGGGCAGATGCTCGGCTATCTGGGTATCGGCACTGCTATGTCCATGGTGCTCTCCGCTCTTACGGTGCGCATGACTTGGAAGGTTTTCCTTGTGCCCAAAAGCGTGGCTGACAGCCTCGGAGCAAACCAATGATCTATTGGTTCACCGGGCAGCCTGGTCATGGAAAGACTCTGCACGCCATTGAAAAATTGCTGGAGTACAAGGATCAGGGGCGCATGGTCTTTGCATGCAACATTCGCGAATTTGACTATGCAAAGACCGGCGTGCTTGAGATGACGCCCGAGCAATTTCGCGACTGGCCTAATTTCATGCCTGATGGTGCGGTTGCGCTGGTCGATGAGGCTTATGAGCACGGCATGTTGCCAAAGCGTCCACCTGGCTCGAAGGTCCCGCATCATGTCGAACAACTTGCCAAGCATCGGCATCGCGGCCTCGATTTCATCTTTGTCAGTCAGTCTCCTGATAAGCAATGCGATCAGTTCGTTCATGATCTGATTGAGCGCCACGTGCATGTGCGTCGTCGGTTCGGCACCAAGTTCGTGCACTTACGCGAGTTCGATCGTTTCGAGTCGAGGCCAGAAAAAGCGAACGCCCTCATCGTCAGGCGTAAGAAGCTTCCAACTCGGCCCATGGGCACCTACAAGTCCACCGAGCTAGATACCACTGAGCGAAAGATTCCTTGGTACTACATTGCGCTGCCGATCTTCTTGGTCGCGGCTATTGTGATGATGTATGTCGCGTTCGGCAGGATGGGAAACAGGCTAGCAGGCGAGGCGGTAACGCCAGACACAAACGCCGCGCAGGCTCAAGCTGTCCCACGCGACGGAGCGTCAGCGACGGCGCACGGGACAGCGCCGGCCGCCAAGGCGATGACTTCTGCCGAATACGCCAGGCGATTCTTGCCGCGTATCCCGTCCGAGCCGTGGAGCGCCCCTGCATACGATGACAAGCTGTCTCTTCCAAGTGAGCCGCCGCGATTGTTCTGCATGTCGTCGCTCACAGGCAGTAATGCACACGGTGAGCGCATGGGACCGACCTGCACGTGTTTGACAGAGCAGGGCACGCAATACGTGCTTGATCAGCAGACGTGCCGCTACATTGCACGCCGCGGCCAATACGAGCCTTATCGTGCTCGTCGCGATGACAGGTTTGTGGACGGGGCAACGCAAATTGATCGTGGCCTCGAGAGCATCGCTGAGCGAGGGCAGGGTGCCACAACCATTGAGCGTGGTAGCCGTCATCAGGGCACCTTCCCCGAGTCTCCTGGCTACACCACATCCACTAGCGTGCCTGCGACAGGCATCCAGCTATGACCAGCAGCGGCCGGGAGTTGCTCAAGTGGATTGCTGTCATCTGCATGACCTGCGATCACGTGTCCACCATCGTCTATGGTGGCTACGTTCCTGTGCTGTCACAGCTTGGTCGGATTGCATTTCCAATTTTTGCCTTGGTGATGGCCTATAACCTGGCGCAGCCGCGTGCGGATCATTGCAAGTCGGTGTTTCGCCTCGCCATCTGGGGCCTCATTGCCCAGCCCATTCACGCGTGGGTCTTTGGTAACTGGTGGCCGCTCAACGTCCTACTGACCTTCTGCCTGGCTGCATGCTTGGTCTGGGCTGTAGATCGTCGCCAGTGGCCGCTAGCGGCGTTCCTCGGCCTGCTGGCGCCGGCATTCGTTGATTACCAGTGGACGGGCGTCTGGCTCGTCCTGGCCGCCTGGCACTGGTTCAAGGGGCAGGGCCGCTTGGTGAATATTTTTGCCTGGTATGACACCACAACCACCCTGGCGCACGTCCGCATGCCTGTGGCTGTCGTCCTGGTCATGACGCTGCTGTGCCTCTATAACGGCAACCTTTGGGCGCTCCTTGCCATCCCGCTGGTTGAACTGGGCTACCGCAACTGGAAGTTGCCACGCACGCGTTGGGTTTTTTACGTCTATTACGTGGGACATCTTGCTGTTCTTTCCGCTGTCGTTATGATTCCTACCTGAGCCAAGGGGTAGGGCATGGAAGCTAGAAATTTTCTCTTTGTATTGGTCGCGTTCGCTATGCCTGTCCAGGCTCAGCAAGTCCATAAATGCCGTGAACATGGTCAGGTGGTCTATCAGTCCGCCCCTTGCACCGCCGGCATCCCTGAAAAGGTCTGGGAGGCAGCACCAGTTCCTGAGCAGAGTAATGCCGAGCAATGGCGGCTTTATCGCATCCGCAAGCAACTTGATCGCCGATATGCCGCCGATCGTTCTGCTGCTTCAGCTGCCTACGTGCCTAGTTCCCAGTCTGGTAACGCATGTGAGTCGGCCAAGCGTGGCCGTGCTGCTGTCTATGAGGCCGCAGGCGTGCATCGAGATTTTGCTCTGTCCAGCCAGTGGGATAACGCGGTGCATGACGCTTGCAAGTGACCGGGGTGTAGGGGCATGGCCCCTACGGATAACGCCTCACCCCGCGATGCGCCCGAAGTGGCGGTCTCGCCATTCTCCAAGATCCACGACGACGACCTTGACCATCGACTGCTGAACCGCCTTGCGCTTGGCGTTCTTCCTGCTGACCGAATCCCGGATGTCGCTGGCATTGGCATGCCAGAGCAATCCACGTAGCCGGCGCTCAGGGATTCGCTCGCCACTCGGTGCAACCAGGTCGCGCCCAGCCAGGCGCCAGCCAGCCCAAGGGCCTGTCAGTTCTACATGGTTGGTGACCACGCGCCGATGCAGATCGGCCGCGCAGCTGTTCGGGCATTGCGTTCCAACCGGCCAGCACGGTGGGCGGCGATCAAGGTTGTAGGTGTCGCTCATGCTGCGATTTCCTTATCGGATGGACCTCGCGACGGTAGCAGCGAGGTGATCCACAGCCAGAGAAGACGGCCACGCATCTTCATTGCGGCCCTGACCCGATTTCGCATAATGTATATTATGTCAGAAGCTCATCCAGAGTTAGCTAGGACACCTCACCCACCAACTGCTCTACATAAGCCCACGTCGGTGGGCTGCAACAGTTGCAGACATTGATCGCGCGTGACGCCTGCAGCCACTGCTCGCCGTCTTCCAATGCATCGGCCGCCAGTGTGTACTTCCCATTGGCTGGATCGCTCTCAGCCTGCGACCTGCGCCTGATGCTGGCCGGCATCCAGACCATCGGCATGCCGGCGGATGACGGCGCCACGCAGACCCTGGAAGCCATCCTAGGCCGCTCGCTACGGATCTACGAGCACACGGTTGGAATGCCTGTCTCGACATCATCGGCCTGCGTTGGCTGACTAGGCTACACAGAGCAAGGGCCGCCAGGTGTCAGAGTAAGGCGTATGACAGCAGGCTCAATACCAATAGATGCCCCATGTAGTAAAAATAGAACGCCCGGCGCGAGCGCGGAACCGGTATTCGCACTTTGGCAAGTAACAGCAACGGCAGCGCCAGCAATCCCCAGGGGGTGTCGTTGACCAAGCACAGCAGCCCCACCGGCAGCACTATCAGGACCAGCGCCAGGACGCCTCTGGACAGGCGCCATTGCCATGGGTTACGCCAGAACACCCAAGCGCACAGTACGATCGCCAGTCCACTCCATCGATAGTCAACCGCCGCTGGCGCCAATAGCGCGCATAAAGCAAAGAACACCCAGCGGCTGCGCTCGATCGCCAGAATGCACACTGCCGCCAATGCAAAAGACAGCAGAACGTTGAGCGGAAACACGCGCTGAAACGCGATGGCTGCAACCGGCGTGGCGATAAGACCCCAGAGAAACAGCCGCTTTACTGACTTCTCGACATCCGCTTTGGGTTGGGCAAGGTTATAGGCGAGCACCAGCGCAAACAGCGGAAATGCCACCCGCCCTAATTCTGTTACGACTGGCACGTATCCGATCGCAAGAATTTTCAAGGCGTGATCGCCTGTCATGCAGGCGGCAGCTAACCACTTCAGGAATTCGCGTCCACCGCTGGTCACCGATGCATCTCGCTTTGTGGCTCGGGTTCCGGCTGTTTTCTGCCGGTCGTTCTAGGACGCAGGCGCCAATTTCGCCCGTGGCGTCGCTGGCATTGGTCACTGAGCCGCAGGATCATTCGCCATCACCGCACCGCTCCGTTGTCTTCCTGCAACTCGCGCTTGAACGGCACATCCGGCGGCGGTCTGGCAGTGGCCGGCTGATCGTTGAGGTTGGGGTCGCTGAGACCGCAGCCGCCACCAAATTGCAGCAGCGACACCACGCAGCTTATCTTGGTGGTAGTGCCGGGAATCGGAATCTCGATCTTCTTCAATCCGCGGCGCACCCATTCCTGCAATAGCGACTGGTTCGGCATCCAGTACTTGTCCAGCGAGGTCGGCGTGTAGCCATACGGCGGCCGCTTGAGCCAGGTGCCGCCCTGGGCGATCTGATCGCGGGTCCAGGTGTCGGTTTCGCTGCCCGGCGGCCCACGATCGCCCGCGCCGCTGCCGGTATCGCCGCTGCCGGCCACCCGCACACTGCCGTCGCTGTTGAAGACACCATCGCGTTGGCCGTTCGCACCGCTGCTGTCGCCGCGCCGGTTGCGGTCGGACTTACTCCAGTCGTCGGCATTGGCCGCGACATCCCAGCCGCCGCTACGGTCGGCCGCTTGCGGGCCGGCCTTGCTGCTGGCGGCAAGCGTGGCAGCGGAAGAGGCTGCCGCCTTGTCGGCTTGCGCCGGTGTGGCCGATTTGGCCTGCGCGATTTGTGGTGCCGAGCTGGCTGGCAACGGCTGCGCAGCAGGTGGGCTGGCCGTCGCCGACGAGGTTGCCGGCTTGGCCGGTGCCGGTTGAGCTGGCGGCGCGGGCGGTACTGGCGCTGGTTCGGGCACGCTGGGCAGCTCGGTGGCACGCACCGCAACCTCAGGCATGCGCACGCTGGGCGCGATCTCCCGCGGCCGGATCGCCGGCGCGGTCAGCTGGGGTCGGTCGGGCACGACGATCTCGCGCTCGCGCACCGCCGGTGCCGTTGTTGCGCGCACCGCCACTTCAGGCGCGGGGCCTTGCAGCTCGCGCAGAGCCGGCCGCTCGGTCACGGTCTGAATGTCGCGTTCACGCACCTCGATCTGCGGTGCCGACGGCGCCACGGGACGTGGGGCCACGGTGATGCTTGGCGGTGGCGGCACCACGAAATCGGTCGTGGCGATCGGTGTTTCGGTTACCTGGAGTGGCGATTCGATCGTGACCGGCGGCACCTGCACCGTCACTTGCGGCACATCAGGCGCCACCGGTTCGCTGGCAGCAGCGACAACCGGTTCGGGTACGGTATCCATTGCTTGCGCCGTGCTGGCTGACTCAGTGGGATCGGTTGCTTGCGGCGGCATCGTGGATTGCGTAGTCGCGCCGGCCGGATTCCCGCTTGCTGCGCTGGCGTGCTTCGCAGTGACCGCCTCGCCGGTCGCAGGCGAGGCGGCAGCGGACGGTTCCCCTTGCCCGCCCCCCTGCTCGGCCGCGCCATCGCCGATGAGGGTCATCCGCACCCGTGACTCCTCGCCTTGGGTGGTCTCCTCCGGCGCCCAGCGCACGGTGACGACCCAGATCAGCAAGGCGACAAAGCCGATGTGGATCAGCAAGCTGCCGAGCAAGGCGAACCAGTGCTGCGTGCGCTGATCGCGCGGGCGTGGATCCCAGTGTTGCCACCACAGGCTGCGGAACGCCTGGAATGGCGTCAGCAGCCGCGCAGTGCCAATGCCATCCGCAGTCGATGGACGTGCCAGCAGCACATCCATCACATGGTCGTCGTTGAATGGCGCCGCTGCATCGCCACGGCTGCGCATCCAGATCGCCCAGCCGTACGGCAGCCCGGTGCGCCGATCCAGAATGAGCTTGGCCGGCAT